ACACAAGAACTCGTGGTAGAACATTTAGAGTTGAAAAACATGGTCAGTTTACGTGTTTTTCTTGGGATGGTAATGGTACGGAGCCTTACTTTTCTAAATCTGTAAATTTAAACGACATAGATACAAATAATGTAGCTATATCTTTTAACACACAAACATTTATAACTGATTATACAGTTATAGGTGGAAGTATTACTTTTGAAGAAGTTGCTGTTGGAGATATTGTTGAAATAACTGGTTTTTCTCAAGCTGGGAATAATGGTATTTTTAAAGTCTTAGGTATTTCTGAAGATGGTAAAACATTAAGAGTTAGAAATCCAAATGCTGTAGAATCTGGTGGTAATATAAACGAGGTTCAATCTCTAACATTTACTGCTGTTCCATCTGTAGGTGATTTTATATTAAATTTTGATGGTCAAATCACAGCATCAATTCCTTTTAACGCTGTAGCCGCTGATATTGAAACTGCACTAGAGGCATTATCAAATATTACTGACGTAAATGTAACTGGTGACTTTGCAACAGGATTCCAAATTGAATTTGCTGGTGTAAACGCTAGTACTGATGTGAGCAATCTGGTTGTAGAAACAAACACATTAGATGTTGCAATAAATGAATTTGAACAATTTGATTTTACAGGAATCACAGGTTCTGACTTAGATGATATTTCACAGGTTGAAGAGTTAGATTTTACAGCTGTTACAGCTAACGATTTAGATACTACAAACCAAATTGAAACATTTGATTTTACTACTCAAAGTTTAAGTGGTGCTACAATGAACGCCACTCAACAAGTAGAAGAATTTAATTATTTAGGATTGATTGGTTCTGATTTTGATACCGCAACAACTAAGGCTATTCAATTAGCTGGTGACTACGCATACATTTGGTATAATGTAACTGATGGTTTAAATACACAAAATGACCCATCGTTAACTGGTACAGGTATACAAGTTGATATTTTATCTGGCGATGATGATGCAACAATAGCTTCTAAAACAAAAACTGCTTACGATGCGTTAGCACCAATCTTAGGTATATCCAGCATGTCAACTGCTACAAATGTATTAACTATCGTTTATGACAGTGGTGACATTACAGATAGTACAGACAATGCAACTGGAATTACAATAACTGTAACTCAGCAAGGTTTAGAAGCAAGATCATTCCAATTAGCTGGTGACTTTGCATATGTGTGGTTTAACGTGACTGATGGAACAAATACACAAGCTGATCCAGGTGGAAACGGTACAGGTATTCAAGTGGACGTTCTTACAGCCGATGACGATGGTGTATTAGCCAATAGAACAGCCCTTGCAATTACAGCTGCTTTACCAATTGCTGGTATTTTATCTGCTTCAGATAGTGCTGGTGTTTTAACTGTTAACTATTCTGGTGGTGACATAACAAATGGTGTTGATGTAACTGCTGGTGTAGGTTATGCTGTAGTTCAAGATGGTATTAACTCTAAATCATTTCAACTTGGTGGAAACTATGCTTACCTTTGGTTTAATGTAACTGACGGTGTAGCTACTCAATCCGACTCTGGTGGAAACGGTACAGGTATTCAAGTTGATATTTTAGCCGCTGACACTCCTATTGATATTGCTGGAAAAGCTGCAACAGCTATTGATACAGCTGCTGGCTCTATTACAGGACTTAGAAGTTCTTCAAATGTTGATGAGATTGTTACTGTAAATTATGAGGTTGGTAGTATTAGTAATAGTTCTGATGTAGATAGTGGTATTGTTCCAACAGAGATTACTGATGGATTTGCTTCTAAATCATTACAATTAGCAGAAAGTTCAGTATACCTTTGGTTCAACGTAACTGATGGTCAAAATATACAATCTAATCCAGGTGGAACTGGAACAGCAATTAAAGTAGATGTTTTACTTGCAGATACAGCAAGTGATATTGTTACAAAAGCTGCTGCTGCTGTGACAGCCGCTTTACCTATAGCTCCAATATTTAGTTCTAATGGAAATGGTGATGCTCTAGAAGTATTTTACGATTTTACTCCAACTATTTTTGGTGCCGATGTTTCTACTGGAGCTGTTTATACTTATATTCAAAATGCTACAAATGACATTACAGTTACAGAAGAAGTTAAAGGTTCTATTTCTGGAGATTTCTCTGTCACTACCGAAATACAAGAAGGTGACTCTGTAATTATCGGAAGTGACTTTAGCATTCTTAATCAAGGTACTTATAGACTTATTAGAAGATTTAAAAATTCATTCTATATTGAAAATGCCAATACTGTTGAGGAAGAAGTTACAATGTCAGACCAATTAATTTTACTTGGCTTTGACGCTACAACAGGGTTTAGCATTGAAAAAATTGATGGTCTTACTAAGATATTTTGGAATGGAAATGGTTTAGAGCCTTCTTTTGAAGATTTAAGACCTAACGATATTATTACATTAGGTACTTCATTTGCTGCTGCAAACCAAGGTGAATTTCATGTTGTAGATTCAGGTGAAAAATTACAACAGATTACAAAATTTACTCAATCAAGAGGTATCGACATTACTTCTGGACAATATGGATTTTTAAACAGTACAGATGATGATACTGAATATGCTTTTTGGTATAATGTAGATGGTGCTGGTGGTGCTCCAACATTAATAGGAAAAGTTTTAATTGAAATTCCAATTTTAGATACTGACGATGCTAACGAAGTTGCAATTAAAAAAGCTGCAATTTTAAACAATACACCTTATGATTTAGATTTTTCTGCTGAAGTTGACGGTGACGATGTTATCGTTACAAACGTACTTGCTGGGCCATGTACAGCTGGGACAAATGAGACTATTGATGGAGAATTTTCAGTAGAAGTTTTACAGGTAGGTAGAAGAAACTTTGCTAACTTCATTAATGCTGCTGGTGTGAATGAGTCAAATATTTCAAGTGCAGATATAGAAGTTCATAGAGAAGCCATCCAATTTAAAGAATATGACGGTACTGTACCTGGAGATATCTTTACAATTTCCGATGCTTTCTTAGGAGAGGGTAATGTTGGAAGTTATACTATATCTGAAATTTTAAGTGATACCGAGGTTATTGTAACTGGTAATATGGATAATGTAGATAGGACATTATTAGATTTCAATTTCAACAAATTATATGTTGAGGAATCTTCACCTTATGTTGGTTATAAACAGATTGAACTTATCGCTACTAACCCGTCCAACTTAAACACTAAAAATGTTATTTTTACAACTTCCAATCAATTTGATAAGATTGGTGAAATTGCTGGTGTCTCAATGGGTGCCGTAGGTAAATTAGAATTGCCAACCGAAATTGTTAGAGGTGTTGATAGTTATAAATTCAACACAGGGTTAATTGGCGAAGCCAATAGAATTGTATATGGTGAACCTAGAGATAACACTACATATCCTGGTGTCGCTGCTGCTGGTGCTGAAATTTTCATTAAAGCTCCACTTGTTAGAAGAGTTGAAGTTTCAATTGATGTACGTGTTAAAACAGGTGTTCCATTCAGTACAATTGTTACTGAGGTTAGAAACTCAATTGCTGCACTAATTAACTCTAATCCTGTTGGACAACCAATACCAATTTCAAATATTATTAGTAACGTAGATGCAATTGTAGGTGTACAAGCTGTTGCGATCAGCTCACCACAATATGACCCACAAAACGATGTAATTAGAATTAACGCTGGAGAAAAGGCACTTGTGTTAGATGTTATTGCTGACATCCTTGTGTCAAAAATTGACTAATGGCTGATAGAGAAGACGAATACAAAAAACTTAGATCGTATTTAAACAAAGTTATCCGTGGTAAAAACACAGAGGCTATTTTACGTTCTGTTGCAAGTGGGCCAGCTCACTTAGTTAACAATGTTGAAGCTGTAAATGATTCACTTTATATAGTGAGTGCTAAAGAGCAATATCTTGATTCCAGGCTTGGTGACAAAGGTGTTGTTCGTCCTGCTGAGGTAGGCCTTTCTGATGAAGTTTTCCGTAATATTGGTATTGAAATTACCAACAGAAAACAAGTTAGAGATTTAGTACACCAATTACTTAGAATTCTTTATGGTGAAATTTTTACTAGAGCCACATCTGCTTCTCAAGAGGTCGAAAATTTCACACTAGAAGAGGGTGATAATTTGGTAATATCTTTTGATGGAAAAGAGCCAGTTGAAATATCTTTTACAGCAAGTCAGTTTTCAAATATAAGTAGTGCTACAGCTCAAGAAGTAGCTGATGCAATTACCAAATCTTTAAGAAGGTTAGGTGCTAACGGTTCAGCTTTTACACAGTTAGACGGTAATGACTTAAGGGTTGTTCTCGTTTCATCTACCGATGGCCCTTCATCAAGTGTTAGGGTGCTAGGTGGAAAAGCTCAGAATGCCCTCAAATTCGATGAAATTAGACCGACATCAGGTGATGCATCTACACAATGGACGATGACACAGGAGGCTGGAGGGACGATTAGAGCTACTTGGACAGGTGGGGCAGACCCGTCATTAGGGGTGGTAAAAATAGGTGACTATGTTACTATTTACGGTTCTTCTTTTGATTTGGCTAACCAGGGAACTTTCACAATAGTAGATGCTAGTGGTGGTACAATTGGAAACGCTTATGTTGAGTTTGAAAACCCAAATGGTATATCTGAAATTGTAACTCAGGGTACTGTTGATGGTATGCTTTTTTATAATCCAAAAATCAGAACGCTAATATCAAAAGAAAGATATGCTGGTGCTTTTCAAACTTCACCAAGAACTTTAGAAGTATTCATGCCAGCTACTACAAAAATTGTTAGACGTGATAGAGCTGGTGCTGCCCACATTTACGAATCTGGGCCAAGTAATGAAGGTCAAAAAGGGCCTTACACGTATGATACAGAAAAGGGATATGTTATTGGAGAACAGTCTGCTAGTACAACAGAAGAACTTGATGTTAGTAGTGATTCAATAGTTTTTGTTGACAATTCATCTGAATTTCCAGATGAGCAAGGTGATTTGATTATTGGTCTTGGAACTTCTCATGAGGAAGGGCCTGTCCCATATATTTCAAGACCTTCTGAGTTTGCACTGAGACTTAATCCTTCATATAAATTTAAAAATACTCACCCAATTGGTACTGATGTATCTTTGATTGCACAAAACTCACCAGCTAATCCAAACAAAGACGGTTCTGATTTTCCGTTTTTTTTGACGGATTCTGTGGCTGGTAGAATTTATGCTGAAGAACTTATTAATGAAATAACTGCAACAGGTATTGTTGTAATAATCTATATTCTTTATCCAAGTGATATTGGTCTTGGTAAAGGTGGAGATCAAGAAAACTCAGAAAAATATTACATCTGGGGAACTGAAGAGGACTTATAATGGCAAGCCAAAGAACTATTGTTGGAGCACATTTAAAGCTATATATAAATGGACAAGTATTCACAGAAGTCCAACAGATTAGTTACACTCTTGATTATGGGGAAGAACCTATTTATGGTATTGACTCGGTATTTCCTCAAGAAATTAAAATAACAAGAGTGTCCGTTCAGGGTAGTGTTTCAGGTTTAAGAGTCGCAAATTCAAACGGTTTACAGGGTAGAAACGTAAGACCTGAAATTAGAGAGTCTTTATTTGCACCGTATATATCTATTAGAGTTTACGATAGAAGAACTGGTGAAGATATTATGTTTATCCCAAATGCTAAAGTTACAAATGAAAAAACAGATATATCTGCAAAAGGTGTTGTTAAAGTTAATTTTAATTTTACAGGACTTCAACTGCAACAGCCGCTAGATAGATAGCCATTTATTCAAAGTCATTAGTAAACCACCAAATTTCATACGTTTATGTTTGATAAACTTTCTAGCAAGCTTAGTTTCATTTTCAAAAGCTTCATTTTCCCATGGTTGTTTTGAATATTTTGTATGGGTGTGGTCTATATCTTTCCAATATTTTCTTTTGGTATTTTCATCAATTCTTAATTCACCATTGGCCATTTGTTTGACATGAATCATTTCATGGGCTACAGTAGATAAAAGCTCATATTTATTCCTATTCATCAGTATAACCACCTCATAGGTATTTGGCTTTTTCTTATGTTCTCCAGCAAAACCATGCCATATTTTGTATCTTTTAGGAAATTTAAAGTGAAAATTAATTGTAGGAGTATTTTCAATCCCTAATTCTTCATAATAAAACTTAGCAGCTTCCAGGAGTAACTTTTCTGTTTTTTGATTATCTCTGAAATGCTTATAATAAGGTATACTTAAAAATACTTGAGAACTCAAACTTGCCACCATTATTGTACTAAATACAGTTAAAACTTGCGATACAAATAATGCCAAAACAATGAAGTCAAAATCAGACATTATTTTTAGCCGCTTTAAATAAGTCACAGTAATCCTTGTGGTTATGAGCTGGAATATCTCCATATACCGCACGAATTCCACAGTTACATTCTGGTGGGTAAAAAGATATAGGAGATATTCCAGCTATCAATTCTTCGGTTTTTTCCTTAGCAAAACCAAAAACTTTATTTTCTTTTACCTTTAAATGGGGTCTCATTGTTAACTCATAATTTTCCTGATCTTTCTGCCACGCTTTATAACCCTCAACCCACTCATCTACAGGCTCATCTACATCGCCAATAGGGTCTTTTGTAGGTAATTCTTCCCTAGCTGACCACCCACTATTGTCGTAAGTACTTGAATATACAGGCTCGCTTTTTCTTGATTTGTATTTTTCTGACATTTTTCCTCCAATATTAAAAGTTCCTATTTATATAATATCACATTTCCTAATAAAATCAATAAAAAGGTCGCAGACTAAATCTTTAAAGTATATGATATTATATTGTTATAGATGTTAATATAGATAAATATGCATTTTCAATAGGTTGTGATGTTTTTGTATAGAATAGTAAATAAAGTTAACGGAAAGCAGTATGTCGGTATAACCAACAATGTAAAAAGACGTTGGCGTGAGCATAAGGGTGATCTAAAAAACAACAAACATGGCAATGTAAAACTGCAAAATGCCTGGAATAAGTATGGTGGTGAGAATTTTGTTTTTGAAAAAATAAATAATTTCAATAGTTTAGAAGAAATGAATAAAGCTGAAATAGAATACATTGCAAAAAACAATCTTTTAAACGATAAGTTTGGATACAATTTACAAAAAGGTGGGAACTCTTTTAAGCACACCGAAAAAGCTAAGAAGAAAATATCGAAAACTAATGAGGTTTCTGTTATTTCTAAGTGTTTGAAAACTGGTGAATTGAAGGTTTATAATAGAATAAAAGATGTTGAAGAAGATGGTTTAAACCCTAAATCCATAGCAAACGCTTGTGTTGGTAGAAATTTGACTTATAAAAATAAAGTATGGGCATACAAATCAGAATACGATACTATATTAGAGAAGTATAGCAAATACAAAAATAAAAGCACAAAAACTAGACCTGAAAAATACAAAAAAGTCTATGGTATGTGTATTTCTACTAAGGAAATTAGAGAGTACAATGCTGTGGATCATGTTGAAAAAGATGGTTTTGCAAATCAAACTGTTAGAAAGTGTTGCAAAAAGAATACTCCAAATAAAACCCATAAAAATTGG